CCTACCTATCGGTCCCTGGCTCGAGACATTTTCGTCTTGGGACGGGTTAACCTTTATAGATGGGAGCGAATCGTCCTTCTCTCGACTCACGGCAACATCCGCCGTTAACTTCGGGAAGATAGCTGCCGGCCAGCACTTGTCCCACTTTACTAGGTATTCCGCTGAAACGATTGCGCTGGACAGGGTGAAGCTACTTGCTTTCCCTTCTCCTCGCTTATCGGAGCTCCGGAATGGCCTTCAAAGTGTGACTCGAGCCGCTAACGCGGTTGCGCTGGTGGTATCTCTCTTCAAGAAGTGAGGTAACGGCTTCCAACGTTTAACTTTGGAGTACTCACGCATGTCCGCTCTTGCGGCAGTGAAACTGAGCGGTATCATCGATCACTCACTGGCTCGTTTAACGACCAGTGCGACCGAGGGTATCGACTCGACTTTGAACCCCGAAGGGATCAACCCCCAAGGTGTCGCGAAGTGGGTAGATCGATCTGGCGGAATCGCCATCGGCTACCCGGCCCTGTCCATGTCGGTGCGTCCGCCTACCAAGGCGTCCCGCATTTACAAGGTCACGGCCAAGCTCGTTCTCCCGACTCTCGAGCAGACGTCGCCCTCGACGGCTACCGGTATTCAACCGGCGCCGACGAAGGCATACGACTGCACGTGCGTCATGGAGTTCATGCTGCCGGAACGTAGCACCCAAGCTGAGCGTGAAACACTGTTCAGCATGGTTGCTTCGCTTTTCGCACGTACTATCAACGCTTCCGATGGCACCCCGACGGATTCGACGGGGAGTCCTCTCGAGAGCGCTGTGACGACGTTCGAAACCGTCTACTAGACGGTCGGCGCCTAACTCCAGGAGAGACCCACAATGTCTTCTTCGAAGCATAGTGGAAAGTTCCTTAAGGGACTTTCGAGCTTTCGCGTTCCCGAGGGATTACTTCCCTTGGCAGCAGAGGAGTTCTTATCAGCTCTCGATTGTCCTCGGGCGCTTACAGTCGCCATGCTCTTCAAGTATGGAGAGCATGACCAGCTGTCCGCGCTCGAATTCAGTCCGCTCAACTATAATTCAATGGTTGAGTGCCGAGATGCTTACGCGGCAACGAAGTTCTTGTCAAAGTATAAGGGGTTGACCCTTACACATGACTTGGACGATGTCGCCTTTACAAAGTTTCGAGAATTTGAAGCTTTGTGTAAGCAGACCAATCTTCGCTTCCGCAACTTGCAACGCGACAGTAAATACACTGGTCGCGTAGTGTACCTGCATCACGCAGTTACGCTTAAAATTGCCAAGTTGCTGGGCGATTTTGACGCTGAAGAGTTCTTCTCTGCTCCGGACTGGGGTCCTGGCGCCTCTACGTTGATAAAGCGTAGGGATGCCAGCTCAGTCAAGAAGTTCCAGTGTGAAACTGGAATCACGCGTGATCTGCACGACCTTATCCCCCTCGATTTGCTAAAAGAAGTTTATCCTCTTTGGGCGAATCGTTTACAGATGGC